AGGTAGTTTCTGCCTCGAATGAAGGTGTGAAGATAGGATCGGAGCTTATACCAGGTAATAAAGAGAAGGTCTGGATATCAACTTTTGATGATCGTTCACGTCCGGAGCATATGGAAATGGATGGCGTGAGGGTGGCTTATAATGAGGATTTTACTTTGCCTTCGGGCAATACGCTTGAGTTCCCCGGTGATTCCTCCGGCGAACCGGGAGATATTTGTAACTGCCGTTGTGGATGGGAGATAGTAGTGTCAAATGATTATTATAATTAAAACGAGATGAAAAATTTTAAGTATGGTGCGCCGTGTACCGAGATAAAAGATATTAATATCAAGGATCGAACCGTTCAGGCATATTATTTCAATACTTTGACCGTTGATTCGGATAATGACATTATATCAATCGATGCTTACGATAAGAGCATCGCTGAGCGAGGGCCAAAGTCGGCACTCCCACGCATAAAGCATCTTTTTAATCACTGGGAGGGGGCCGGAGTGGTGCAGGAACTTGGCAGTGATGCAAAGGGTGGGTGGTTTCTCTCAAAACTTGGTCGTCACTCCGTTGGCCGTGATACGCTCCTGATGTACGAAGATGGACTAATCACGGAACACTCGCACGGTTTTGAGACTATTAACTCAGATAGCGAAACGATAGATGGAAAGAATATAAGAAGGATCAAGGAGGGGATCCTGTGGGAAGTCACATCTCTGGACAAATGGGGCGCTAATATGAACACCCCGGTAATGAAATCACTTGAAGATCGCAACTATTGGACGAAACGTATTGATACTCTGATGAAAGCATTTACATCAGGGACATATACCGATGAGACATTTGAGTTGCTTGAGATTCAGTTAATACAAATAAAAGAAATGATAAGGCTATTTGACAAGCCGGAGCAACTACCCACCCCTCAGGGGGCCGGGGGCCAACCCACTTTAAAGATGCCGGGAATAAAAATAAAACATATTATTTATTAAATTAAAATTTAGAAAATGAAAGTAAAAATTGGGAAAATTGAGTACGAGTTTAAACATATCACGCTGCCTGACGATCATGGCATGGATGAGAATGCTTTGACTCTGTTGATGAGGCTGGATGAAGCGCTCGTCAAGTCACGTGAGAGTATCACGGACAAAAAAGAACTTACTGATCTGAAAACTGAGCTTGAAGCAAAGATAAATGAGATCAAATCTGATTTCAACTTTGGTAAGTTTCAGGAGCAGCTCAATGCCGTCTTTATCAAAATGGAAGAGATTGGCATGAAGCCACTCGTTGCTTCGAAAGAAGAAAATGAGCGCAAGGAAAGAGAACTTAATACAAAATGGATTCGTGCTTTCCTGAAAAAAGACAAGGATACGTTTGATCTGGTGGATAAGGAATTAAAAACACTTGAGCCGATTATGCATCTCGGTCCTGCCACGGGAAGTGGATCATCCGATATCGGGGAAGACTATACCCAGGGTGGCTATCTTATCCCGACACTCTTACTGGCTGAAGTCAACCGGTTTGCTGTTGAGGGGGGGATCGCGAGGAGAGATATGCGTTACTTGCCATTCAGCGGACCTGGTAATTCACGTTATATGCCCACGTTATTAACTAATGTGGTAGTTGACTGGATCGACGAAGGTGAGAAAAAGCCAAAGACCAAGCCTTATATCTCCAAGGTGCAACAGACGCTCAAGAAACTGGCTGCCATGGTAATACTGACTGAAGAGATCGTGGAAGATACCATTATTGATCTCTTTTCGTTCTGTTCACAGCTCATCGGCGAGGCTATCGCTGCTGAAGAAGATAATCAGTTCCTTGCAGGTATAGGCGCACCATGGACAGGTATCATTAATGATCCTGCCATTACTTCTCTGTCACTTGCCGCGGGGGTAGGTCCTCTTAACATGCGGCCAGAGTCTCTTTTGTCCCTTACGGTTGCAATACCTGCAACAGCAGTACCGGGAGCCAAGTTCTACATGAATCGCCAGATATGGGCAGCGATCTCAGCACGCAGAAGTGATTCTGTCGCAGCGGGAGACTCATCAGGCAATTACCTGGTACAGACACCGGGACAGCCTTCTCCGGGAACGATCTGGGGGTTCCCGATCGTCCTTACAGATGCGCTTCCTTCGCTTGCTGACTTGGGTTATTCAGGAGATCTTGATGCTGATGACACCTGTGATCCTGACGAACCGTTCCTGTTTTTTGGCAATCTTGGCAAATGTTGCGCTTATGGCGACAAACAGGGTGTGAGGGTGAAGCTGCTTGACCAGGCGTCAGTTTATGATGAGAATGATACGCTCATCAACCTGGCAGAGCAGGATATGACAGCTCTGCGCGTACATAAAAGGGTGGGTTATGTAACTATCCTTCCCGCCGGAATCGTGATCTTGCAAACGGGACCTGTTTCATAGTATTTATAGTAATTAGTTTAACCGGGGAGGGTAACTCCTCCCCTTATTTTAAAATCATGAGAAGAA